CGATTAATAAATCAATAACACGCTTTACCGCACCCACATCTTCTTTTAAAGTGTCAGCTATTACCTCAGGGGTAATTCTTTTATCCTTAACAATTAAGTCCAAGATATTGCTTTGTAATTGTGTTACATCTGCAAACATTTCAAAGTCAGCATCGTCGCTAAATCTTGTCTTGCTTTTAAGAACCTCGTAGTTATTTCTGTCTTCTCCGAACTCAAAGAACACTTGAAAATCTTGTTCGCTAAATTCTAAATCTTCAGCACCTAACCAAGTAGCAACCTCTTCGTCGCTTAAAGCATAACCGCCTTTTAACATTGAACTTGCTTGTTCTCTGGTAATCTTACCCTTGTTAAAATCACGAATGATGCGCTGCATATTTTGCCACTCGCGACCTTTCAAACCTTTGATGTGTTCATTAACACTTGTCTCGGCTGCCATTGGTTCCTCAGTTGTTATAGGAGAAGCAATAACATCGCCATCGATTGTAGGCTTCAATGCAACTAAGGCTCTAATTTCATTCTTAGTCATTGACTCTAACACCTTGTTAGCAACCAATGGACTTAGTGCAGCAATACCATCTGTAACTCTTTGCGCTTCGTTACTTGCATCAACTTCTAATGGTGGTAAGTTTAACATTTCTCTAATCTCGTCCTTAGACATATTTTGAATAAGTACATTTTCAGTAAACTCAATACCGATTGGGTCAGTAGGTATAATCTTTAACTCTTCGTTTAACTCTGCATATTGTCCAAGCATATTAAATACACCTTCTAATTGCATTTGTTTGTAACGAATATAAGTGTTGTTAAAGATTTCGTAGCTATCGCGCATCTGTTGGCGGTTGCCTAATTGACCTGGCACGGCAATACCAAAAAGGTCAGGGCTTGTAATCTGGTGGCCGCTAAAAATGTTATTTTGTATTAACTCGTCTACTCTCCCAAAATCTTCTTTAGTTAAATCACTCGCACCCAAATCGTCTACAATAGGCTTTCTTGTTGCATCATTTACAAAAGCAAGTAAATACTTTTTGCCGTCTGCACCCGTGTACATATTATCAAACTGTCTGCTTACTGCACGTTTCTCGTCAGGACTTGGCTCTCCGTTTGGTAAAGTAATAAGTTTACTGGCAGAAAACCCGGTCTGAGCATTACCTAAAACGTGCTTACTAACTTCAACATCACTTTCAATGTAGTTAAGCGCACCAAAATAACCCGGAAGGCTATAAACATTCATACCCGGTCTGTATTCCTTTACATAAAGTATCTGTACACCTACAGGGTTTTTAGGATTGAACGCATTGTATATCTCAGCTTTTTCTTGGTTGCGTGTAAGCTTCCAATCTTCTTTATACCAAAATTGAGTGTTGTCTTTGTTTGTTCTAATCTTTGTATAATCACAATGCCATAATTCAGCGATTTGTTCGCCCATTACAGACCAAATAACTTGGATATAAGCACCGCCAAATAGTTCAATATCTAAAGCAACCTTTTTAGTAAGGTCATTTAAAGTTTCCTCTCTATTAACTTGCTTAACAATAGGCTGCTCTCCTGCCCAACCATTACCAACAATGTAGTTCACTTTGCCTCTTACGATAGCATTGTGCTTTGCTGACTTATTAAAAAGGTCTAATAGGTATTGCGGATAGTCATTGTTTTGACCATACTGCATATACCCTTCGCCTTTTTTCTCTTTATATTCCGGTTGCTTTGCCTCGGCAAATGTCAATACTTGTATTTCCATTATTGTCTTATTGTGAATGTGCTTGTTGTTTCGTATTCTGTGAATGATATAGTTGTCCCCTCAAGTTCCATTATGCCTGTTTCAAGCAAGTTTAAGCCCGTCGGGTTTAGGTTTGATGTACTTGCTTGTTCGTAGATTGTGTAGGTGTATTGCCCGTTTAAAGCCGTATTAAAGAAGCTATTAACTACAATAGTAAACTCATTGTACCTATCCTTATATGCGCTTATATCTGTATTGTTAAGCCTTACAAATTTGATGTCCGTATTTGTACTTCTATTCTCAAATATAAATAGATAGTTAGGGCTTGTTAAAAGCTGCTTCTCAGTCAAGGTAAGTATTATGTTTTGGGTTTGCCCCTTTATTAATCTTATCACAACTATAAATATAAACTATCACGATTGTTTGCAAAATAAAAAACCCCCGAACAATTAAGTCCGAGGGCATCTATATACAAAACCAAAACAACCTAAGAACCTGCGGTGGTTAATTGACCTGCCACAGTTGAGTTTACTTCTGGAGCAAGGGCTGGCTCAGCACCTGTAAAGGTTAAAGTGTAACCACTTCTGTCTCCTTCTGCCGTACCTGTACCTGCGTTACCGCCTGTAAGGTCTAAGCCTCTTTGTTTTCCTAAGTACCAGTATTTGCCATTGTTATCTTTGGCAACCGCCACTAAAGTGTTTTGAGCCAACAACAAGATTTCGTTTCTTGTGTTCGCTTGTAATTTGTTTAATACGATAGTTAATTCAGGAGCATAAAAGATAGTCCCGTTTTGTACGTTTGCATTAACATTCTCAACTAATTGAGAAGTGCCTTTTACAAGTTCGTACTTAAAGAACCTTTTACCAGATGCTTTTACTAAAGCGGTAATTACACCACTTGCCTCAGTTGTAGAGGTAACATCTGCTGCTGCCATAAAATAAACTTCGGTTATACCGCCTAAACTGTCTTTACAATCTAAGGTATAATTTTGAGTTAAAGCACAAGCCATTGTTATTGAATTAAATTAGTTTGAAAAAATGGGGGATATATTTCAATCCCCCGATAAATTATGCAAGGATAAACTTCACTACTTCGTCAGGGAATGCAATGTTTACACCCATCTTGAATTCAGATACAAATCTAATTTCATCAGCCTCTTTTGCGAAGAATATTTCGAAACGCTCTTCTTCGTTCAATAAGTCAGTTCCTAAGAACATATTGCTTAAACGCATAGCGTAAACTTTGTTTGTTCCGTTAAGACCTGCAACTGCAATAACTTTGATTGTAGTACCTGGTAATACAAATTCGCTATCAGCTTTCACATCAATTTGGTAATTGAAGCTACCGCTATTTTTAAGAGCAACAGTGTAAGTACGGAATAAATCTTGACCACAGAAGATAGTCATATCGTCAGCAGCTACAACTTGTGCAGGGATTGCTTGGTAAACACCATCAAAGATAGAGATTACGTTAGCAGCAGTGATAGAAGATAAAGGCGCACCACTAATATAAGTAGAAGCGTTAGCAGCTACAACACCTGAAGCAGCACCGATTAATTTTACAAGTCCGTCAAATTTATTAAGATTAACATTGACACTGCTCGTATCGGCTTGCCATAACGCAGTTTCTAATTGAGCAGCGATTGTCTTAGCTTTCTTTTCGCTATACTCTTGCTCAAAAGGAATACTGTCATACATAGAACCAGTAGGTAAAGCCTTTTGTAAATACTTTGCTTCTAAATTTTTAACGCAAAGAGCTTCGTTTACTTTAATTTTACCAGGAGTTACAGTACGTTGAGTAAAGGTAGTAGAACCAGAAGCATTAAAGCCACAAGAAGCACCATCTTGAAAGATAGCGTCTGTGCTTAAAATATTTATCTTCTCAGAACTCTTAACACCAACCATAATATTTCCAGCGCTCTTAATAAGAGACGCAGTTTTTGCACCCAATACAGATGAAGTTACAAGTAGAGCTTCGTTTTCTTTTGTATAGTTTGCTAATGCAGATACATCAAATCCCATTTTATTTTATTTTTATTTGTTTAATAAAGCGTTTCTAAATTTTTCTAATCTATCGTACTTCATTTCCTTTGTAGTTACGTTAGCAGAAAAGTTGTTTTTTGGTTGCGCAATAGGTTCAGCGTTAGGTGTCTTTGTAAGTGCTTCTATTAATTCAGCTACTTGACTAAAGCCATTCTTAACTTTTGCCTCTAATTGTGCTACTTGCGTTTTAAGATTTTCGTTTTCAGAAACTAAAGCAGCGATTTCGTCTGCCATTTTCTCGTCCATCTTTTTACCCATTTCAGCAGGAGTTTCGTCAGCTTCTTTAGCTTCTGCTTCTGGAGTTTCAATAGATAAGATTTTAGCGGCTTCGTCTAAAACAATTTTAGTGCCGTCTGCTAATTGGTGTTCGCCAACAGGAGCAGGACTTCCGTCTGCTAAAGTAACTTCGCCACCGATAGCTAATTCGCTAATCATAACCTTTGTTCCGTCTATAAGGCTATATTCCGCGAATGTAACAGGTACATCTTCGATAGGTGCTTCAATAGGAGCCGGAGCCTCTACTTGTGGCATATCTTCGAATAAAGCCCTAATTTGCATAATTGCATCTTTTGCGTTCATCATTCTTTTTGTTTAAATATTAATAAAAGATTTTGTTTATCATTTAACCCGTTGCAATATTTCCTTTATTGCATTCATAAGTTCTTGTTCTTT